TTACTCTAAATGCTCGGGTCTTCGGTGTTGTGCCTCTCGGAGGGCACGGTTGGTTTCTTGGTCCAACCTTAGCCCTTGCAGGCGCTTCTGCAGGGGCCCGAGGGGGTCCAGCGGATTCGTCCAGTCTGTTCTTCTTCGTTTTGTCGGGACGTTTTCGCTGCCTCTTTTTATTGTCGGAGGTTCGACTGCCTTCATTTGGTCCAGGTTGGGCCTTGGGGGCTTCGGGCGTTGGTTGTTGCTTGGCGGGGATGTACACATCATCAACAATAACTGGTACAGTTGTAGGTGATGGGGTTTTGATGGGATTGCAGAGCGGAGCTTCAAGCATTTCCTCGAGTGACCGAAGTCCAGCAAGCCAGTCATCGAAGACGTGGGTTGCGAACTCCGGAAGGAAGTACTTGAGCTCATCATCCATCCATCCGTTGGTATTCTCATTGGGGTATTGGACATTTCTGTCGAACTGTCCCCAATATGCCCCGACACCATATTTAGGTGTGTAATTGGGACAATACTCAACAGCGCGTCTACAAAGGGCTCCAATGACTGGTGTGTTTGCGTCTGTCGCGACATACGAGAGAGCCTTTTCCACAAGTTTGTCCGTAGCTGACACATTGTCAGGTAAGCGTACCGTCGTGTGGAACTTGCTGAGTTGTCGTGAGATATCGCACATACTATCAGTAGAGCCGAACCAAACAGTGGGAGAATAGTAACGAGCAAGGAAGTTGACTCCCCTCTCCTCTCTCGGTACAAAATTGGCCTCGAGGAGTAGTCCCACTTTACTGGCTGACCACTTATGTTCCTCGATGGCCAAATCTCCATCGATGCCATCATCTCCAAGGTGCAATCCGAGCTTGGCAAAAGCCTGTTCTGGCGTGTACCATGATCCGCCTTCCGATTTGGTGTGTCGGTAGGCAAGGTACGTAGCGAACGCTGCTCGGAGTGTCTGTGCCACGCTTGTCGCGGGGCATCCTGAACCATGGGCGTAACCCTGTTTGAAGGTTGTGCCTTCCGGGAAATGGCCAACATTGTTGGCGTTCGTCCGGAGTAAATCACTGAGCTCACCACCATGCAAAGGGAACGCTCTCAGAAAAACCATGCGGTCTACTTCTCTTAGGTAGTACGTCACGGTCCCATCCATTCGATGGTAATCTGAGATGTTCACCCCTCTCTTCGATTCTTCACAAATTTTCGCCACACGTTGGGCTATTTCGAGAGGTGTTTTCCCTGGCCCATACCAAGGAAATCGTTTGCAATGTTCGGACAACGCTAAAGCAAAACGCGACATAGCTAGCTTGTCAACATCATTGTACGTGCTGATGCACCGGGGGTCCTTCACGTCTGAATAGGCCTCTGCTTTAACAAAGCATTTGAGGTTACCTCTACCCTTGACGTGGGGTCCCGACACTTCTGCGCGATAGATGGACTGGCGTTGCTGGGTGCGATTTTGCTTGTCCTTTACGGTCTCGATACTGACCGGGGTGAGCTCCATACCACACATTACTAGATCGGCAAATTCTAGCATGCATATCTACGAATGGGTCTGGTGCTGGTTCTTCCATTTTCACTGCTTCAATCCGACCACGGACGCACTGTTCTTCCGATGCCTTATCGTTGGCAGGGGTGAATGCGCCGTGTATTATGGGTGACATGAATGCGTGCAGTTTAACCTTCGTCTTTCCATCCCTGTTGATAGTATGGAATATGACCGTACGGACGGCCTTCTCCACGGGAAACACGGTATAAACCGTGCGCCCCCAGATCTTCAAGACGTTGGCCTGGTGAAACTCAGCCAGTACCGGAGCCATCTCCTTATTCTTATGCCCGATCCACGATTCGATAGTGCCCAATGTGATGGTCCCCCTATTTTGTTTAGTGATTAGGTGGAGGTTATCATCAAGTGGGGTCGGTATCGTGGCGCATGCAGTGCCCTCTGGCTGGGCGACGGTCACGTACAAGTTGTCCTTGGTCTTAACTTTGAATCTTATGAACTGCTGACCATTGGGACTAAACCATAGTGGGAGGAAGCGCCCAATAGGGCGCGCCTTTTCAAACACTACAGCAGCCAACGCCGCTATGACGCCGGAAAACACCTTTAGGGGTGTGATCAGTATCATTTGGCGGTGTTTGGCAACTTGTTTACGTTCCACTGCATATGCAATGACTTGAATTGGGATGCTCAACCATGTGCGTTTTATGGCTAGGAATGAATCCACACCATAATCCCACAGGTAGTGACGGTAAGATCCTGAGCCAGAGATCCCTGACTCTACTGTTCCATCTGGGTGAAACCAAAACGAAGTGTTGTCATCAGTGACGTTGGCAGCCGCCTCCGGTACCAGCGTGTACAACAAAGTTGTACGTGGTTGGTCCGTTAGCATGGCTGGCATGTCAACATAATAGTCCACATCGCAGAGGTACTTGACGTAAC